GACACTTCTTACGAAAGATCGCTTGTCTCTAGTAAGTCCGTTCTTCATGAACTATTATTCTGGCGGTGGTCAATCTTCCGGTTCGGGTGAACCTTGTCCGGCAGTTACAACAGTCCCTAAACAGCGCCTTGTTTCTCCTGTATTTATAGATCAGCAATTTGGACGTAGTAGACCCGCAGGAACAGACCAGCCGATAGGGTGTATTACTGCAAACCCAAAGTACAACATGGTAAGCTGCCGTCCATGGGTAATGAATACCAATTTTGGTAATGTCGGCAGCGGAGTTTACGATCCGGCTCCGGTAATAACTGCCAACAGGAAATGGCATTACCTGATGAACCCGCAATTCGCTCCGGCTTCCGGCTGTAGTGTTGATAGTCCAGCCTTTACCTTGATTGCTAAGATGGATAAGAAACCGCCATATTTAGTTAACGCAACGAATCAGATCAACCAAAAGTCTCTACCGTCATTTATCCGCATTGATGACTCTGGAACTATAACCGTTGAAATATATGAGGATGATAGTGAGATATTGGTAAAGATAAAGGAGTTTATGGTTCTCTATCAGATTGTTGATGTGTTGATGAGAATGCTTAAAATCCCTGAATTGATGCGTATTATGGGATTTCCCGACAATTATGTTTTGATTGGTAATCAATCGCAAAAGAAGAAATTTATCGGTAATGCGGTTGAGGTGAATATGGCTCGTGTTCTGTGCGCAGCTCTAGGGCGGAAATTGTTGGAACTTAAACAGGTGGCATGATATGAAAATTAATGTGTTTAGAACTCAGGCAAAGATCGGCTCTACAGTGGCTTACAAAGGTAAAGAGTATAAACTTGCCGATCTGGATAAAACAAAAAATGAAGTGTGCCTGCATCCTCATAAATGGATAAGGTGTACCGAGGTTGAACTAATAAAGCCGTAAATCATGACGAAAAATGAATTGCATACACGTATCAACCAGATAAACGCGAAGCTGGATATGAGCGTGCGTAGAAAAGATTATTACATGGCTGTTACCTTAGTCCTGAAAAGGGCTGAATATATGAGATTGTTAATCAGTAAAAAGTAGTCAACATGAATGTGAATATTATATATAACTCGGAATGTCGATTAGGACTGAAATGTCTACCGGACAATAGCGTAAACTGTTGTATTACATCACCACCATATTACGGGTTGCGTGATTACGGGAATGATGAACAAATAGGGCTTGAAGCTACACCGGAAGATTATATTCAGAAGTTGGTTGAAGTGTTCCGGGAAGTACGGCGGGTATTAACGGATGATGGTACTTTGTGGGTGAATATCGGCGATAGCTATGCCGGTTCCATGAAAGGTGCTGCACAGTTTCCGGACAATGCAATGAATTATAAGCAGGGGACAAACCGGGGGACACTTGGTAAGGCAACATTAGTAAAGCAATGCACAAACTGCAAACCTAAAGATTTGATAGGTATTCCTTGGATGCTTGCATTTGCACTTAGGGCAGACGGTTGGTATTTGCGTCAGGATATTATTTGGAGCAAACCTAATCCGATGCCGGAGAGTGTTAAGGACCGTTGCACCAAATCTCACGAATATATCTTCCTGTTGAGTAAATCCCGCCTGTATTACTTTGATGCAGACGCCATAAAAGTTCCTGCACGGGAGTCTACAATACGTAGAGTAAAACAAGACGTAGATAACCAGGTAGGATCCTCTCGTTCCTTGAAAACGAATGGGAACATGAAGGCTGTTATTGGCGGCCGTAAAAGAAACTTTGCCGATATGCCGGAAGATGACCCAATGTATCGAACCAGTACAAACCGTGAATATGAATATACGGACAAAGCGAATAAACGTTCTGTTTGGGAAATAAGTACATCGGCCTTCCATGATGCCCATTTCGCGGTATTTCCTCCGGCTCTCATTGTTGATTGTATAAAAGCAGGATGCCCGGAAGATGGCGTTGTTCTTGACCCGTTTATGGGATCGGGCACTACCGCCATTGTCTCTCGTAAATTGAACCGCAATTACATAGGCTTTGAGATAAACAAGGATTATGTGCGGTTAGCTGAAAATCGTATAGTGAAAGAACTTGGAATGTTCCAGTAAATCAAAAGCTATGTTACAGGATAAAATTAATATTGCTATACAAACTTTGCGGAAGTACGAGAAGTTAGCTTTGAAATATTCACCCGACGGGTTTCATGTGGCTTTCTCCGGTGGCAAAGACTCACAGGTAATCTATGAGCTTTGCCGGATTGCTGGGGTAAAGTTTAAGGCCTACTTTTACAAAACATCTGTTGATCCGCCAGAACTGCTTCGGTTCATCCGGTCAAATTATCCTGATGTAACCTGGCTGTACCCAGAAAAGACAATGTTCCAGCTTATTCTTAAAAAGAAGATGCTGCCGCTTCGGAACCGGCGATATTGTTGTGAAGTGATTAAAGAGCGTCGAGGTTTAAACGAATTGGTTGTTATTGGTATCAGGAAGGAAGAAAGTGCGCGCCGGGCAAAGCGACAAGAGTTTACATCTGACTGTAAACTGGGATGCGATAAGCCTTTGCTTTCTATCATACTTGACTGGACAACATCGGAAGTATTTGAGTTCCTGGAAATGCGAAACATCCCCGTTTGCTCTCTTTACAAGATTATGAATCGAATAGGCTGTATCGGTTGCCCGATGAACTGCAAAAGCCAGCGCTCCGAACTACGCATGTTCCCGTTACACCGACGCGCATACATCAATACGATAGAAAAACTCCGGAACCAGTACGGCAAGTATATGAACTTTGAATCCGCGGAAGATGCTTTCAACTGGTGGTGTTCCGGACTAAGCCAAAAGGTGTATCTGGCGAATAAGAAACAATTAAAAATTCAATTTTAAACAAGTAAATGATGAAAACGATATATAAATATCCAATAGAAATTACCGATGAACAGGTCGTAGAGATGCCTGTATATGCGAGAATACTTGGTGTTCAGATGCAGGGTGACAATGTAAATATATGGGCCTTGGTAGATACGGAATTACCTACTTTGTCTGTAAAGATAAGAGTTTTAGGGACAGGTAATCCCATAGCTGCCGGATTACAATTACGATACATTGGAACTGTGTGTGGCGTTTTTGTTTGGCATGTATTTATTGATGATACAGAAGGAGTGAATTGTGTAACAAAGAATTAAAAATCAACTATATGATAACGAAAGAACAATTTGTTTCAATCATGGATAAGCTGAAAAAGCAGCATGATTACGATCGTAATTTTACCCGGTTAATGGGTGAGGCTTTTCCGGAAACTTATCTGCCTATTTACGACAATTCGAAGGTCATGGATGCTGCAATTGAATCATTGAAATTACATTTTAATGGAGATGATACAATCGAGTGGTGGATATATGAAACGAATTTCGGGGAAAAAGACCTGTACATTCTTCATTATGGGTACAAAATCTATTTCAGAACTTCTGGTAGTTTGTATGATTATTTGTCGGGGGTATTAGTGGATAAAATTCGGCTGCAACGCTTAATAGATAAGATCAAAGCAGGTGGGAAACCTACTTTGACGGGATTTGTATTGACTTCGGAGATCGTTGAAGAATTGATTCCTTATATCAATGATCAGGATTATGTGAATTTATTAAAATCAAGAATACCAAAGAAATGAAAAAGAAAAAAGAAGAAATTAGAGTCTATGTGCTCATGTTGTCAAAAGAGTTCCCGAAAGAGCATCCAAAGGCTGGGGAACCGACCGGTTTTGCCGACCAGTTGAAGGTCGCTCTTAGCGGTTGTAAAAGCTGCAATGCAAGTAAGTTGAATTGCCTGATCTGTGTGCGTCACAATCAAAGTGATACGCCAATCGGCAAGGTACATACTATCCGTAAAAATTACGAACGTTGGGAGAAACGGATAAAGGCTGTGCAGGAAGGTAAGGCAGTATTATCTATCCGACAGTGGAAGGGGCGCCCTTACGAAAAAGGCAATGTTCAAGTTGAGATTGCCAGGTTGGGAAAAGATGACGATGTAGGCATTCAGAAGTTAGAACCGGATCAGATGTCAGGCTGGGTTATTGATGGTGTAGGCTCGGGCATAACGACGGCTGAGTTGGCGAAAAACGACGGTCTTTCACTCGATGATTGGAAAGCATGGTTTAAAGATATGGACCTTACGGAGCCGCTGCCGATTATTCACTTTACAAAGTTTAGATATGGAAAATAAGAATGACGAAGATTTGAAGTTGACCGGACCAGAATTGCAGGTCGAACTCCTGAAAAGGATGGGTTACAGGGAAGAGTCCCGGAAGTGTGAAAACTGCAAATTTTATGTAGGTGTTTATAATGCTGTTTCTGAATGCTTACTGATACCTATTATGCAAATGAAAGTGAGCGGTGATGGTTATTGTGACTATCACAAATTTAATAACGAAAACAAATAAAATTAAAGTATTATGCAGAACAAAATTAACAACGCGTTGAGAGAACAAACATCGAACAATCACATAGAAGGGTTAGCATCCCAGTTCGAAAGATCACTAAAAGACAAGCCGGTACAGGAAACAATAAAGGTGCAGTTGAATCCGGCAATCAGCATACCGGCTCCGCTGAAAAAGAAACGTTTTTCTAATGATTTGATAAAGTCGCTGAATGAAACACATGAGCGTCCTGTACAGTTCTCTGACCCTGCCGGAGATTACAAAGAGGGTGTTTTCCTGCATGGGAGTAATATCGTGATTGTAGACCGGATAGACGGACGCTGGCAGTTAACCATACAGGGAGAAAGACCACTAACCATGTACGAGATCAAAGCTGCCCGGTACAAGTTTGTCCCGAATGATGTCTACATGGTGCTTGTGTTACCTAGCCGGGCAAAACTTGAAAAGTTTACGTCTCCTGACCGTATGCAACTGATCGAAATTGCTGTCACAAAATCAGAAGAAAACGAATAGAATTTTGGGAGAGGGGGGACTATAGGGGGGAGAGGGGCTTTCTTTCTTCCCCTTCCTCCATACCGAGAACAACCTAATAAAAGCGAATAAGAAATATGGTTATTGAGAACAGAAAAAAGTACAGTCTGGTTATAGGCATTGATACCGGAGTCCATACCGGAATTGCTACATGGAATGTTGCTTCAAGAAGGTTTGAACTGATAGCAACGACATCTATACACAAAGCGATTATGTATGTGCAAAATATGTTCGATACACACGGATGCAAAGTTCTGGTCCGTATTGAGGATGCCCGTCTTAGGACTTGGTACCAATCGAATTATAAAACGAGAGATGAGGAAAGAAAGATGTTGCAGGGCGTTGGTTCGGTTAAACGGGATGCCAAAATATGGGAGGATTTTCTAACCGACATTGGAATCCCATTTGAAATGACGCATCCGAAAAACTCTGTAACGAAACTCAATGATTTGTCGTTCAGAAAGTTAACAAAATACAGTAAGCGAACAAGTGAACATTCAAGAGATGCAGCCATGCTCGTATTTGGTTATTAGCCAATCTTTTCACATTTAAAAAGAGGTTTAATAAACTGCCTTTGCATATATTTGCCAAACAATTACAAATGTTACACCATAAAAATTGTTTGTTAAATGGAAGGTTTAGAGATTGTTGAAGGTTGGGCGCTGATTGCTGGTTATTTTGCCGCAATGCTGTTGCTGGTTTTATTTCTCCGGAAACGGGAAAAGACGAAAGAAGAGTTTTTGGTTGCGAACCGGTCAATGCCGTGGTTACTCACCGCTTTTTCAATGGCTGCAACCTGGGTGTGGGCACCGTCGATGTTTGTTGCATCGGAGAAAGCATACACACAGGGTATCGCTGGGGTGTTCTGGTTCGTTGTTCCGAATGTATTAACGTTAGTTTTGTTTGCTTTCTTTGCCAAGAAGATGCGTAAGCTACGACCGGAAGGCTGGACGTTCTCTGATTATATCAGGAAGAAATATTCAAACCGTTGTCATACGTTGTATTTGATTGAGTCGTTTGGTTTGCAGACAATGAGTTTCGCGGTTCAGCTTCTGGCCGGGGCTACCATCTTTTCAAAAATTACGGGTGTATCGTTCACCGCAACAACTGTTGTGATGGCGGTATGCCCGTTGTTCTATACGTTTGCCTGTGGCATCCGTAGCAGTATTATTACTGACTTTTGGAAGATGCTTTGGATTGTTATTGTCCTGTTGGCCGGGTTGCCTATCATGTTATCAAATGCAGGACCGGACACCCTGATAAAAGGGTTAGGCGGTATTACCGGAGATTTTGGTAGTTTATTCTCCGGTGCCGGCATAACGGTGGCTCTGTCATTTGGCATACCTACTACAATCGGTTTGTTGTCTGGGACATTCGGGGATCAAATGTTTTGGCAGCGCGTTTTCTGCGTTAAAGTTGACAAGGTAAAACAAACTATGATTGCGGCCGCTGTAATATTTGCCGTCGTTCCTATTTCTTTGTCCGTCTTTGGCTTTATTGCATCCGGTGCAGGTATTTATATAGCCGACACACAACTTGTCAATGTCGGGGCTGTAATTGCCTTTTGTCCTAAGTGGTTTTTGTATCTGTTCTTTGTCTTGATACTGGCCGGACTAATATCGACTGTAGACAGTATTATTTGTGCCGTTAGTTCGGTTGCAGGACATGATGTATCTGCCCGTGCTTTTAATGCCTGGGTAAAGAGGTTCGAGAAGAAAGAAAAAATATCGTGGGTATTAGAATGGGCGGCCGCTGATGGAGTAGGGGTTGCACGTGTATCTATGATTGCCGTTACGATTGTTGCTGTCCTGATTGCCAATATACCTGGTCTTACTATTCTGTATCTTTTCTTGCTGTATGGAACCCTGCGTTCTTCGGTGATGCTACCGACTGTGTTTGCTATACTAGGCAAGCGAATGACGGAGAGAGGGATGTTCTACGGTATTCTGACGAGTATGCTGGTCGGGCTTCCGGTATTCGCAGCCGGTAACATGGTAGGCAATATTCCTTTGATTGTTGCCGGTTCGCTGTTTACGATCCTTGCGTCCGGTGTGATCGCGTTGGATTATAGGCGGCATTTAAAGCCGGGACCGATTGAGTTAAAGATTGTCGTGCGGAACGTGGACGAATTGAATCATAAGCTGGATAAGTTGTTGAAAAAGATGAGGGAAGCCCGTGCAGAAATGGAAGGACTAAATAGGGACTACGATGAGTTGACAGGAAAGAATATAACTATTAGTATAGAAACAGAAGATGAAAAAGTTAAGTAAGGCTGAGAAATATATTATTGCCATATCGAACCCGGAAGAGTATAATGCGTTTGTATGTCCGGAGCATGGCGTTTATGCGATAAGAAAGGGTAATAAAAACACGGCCTGTTCGAATTGTCAGAAGCAAGGGAAAAGGCTGGACAACCAGCAGGATTTGTACGAACAATACAGAAAGGAGTTGCAGGCATGAGACGGATCATCTTTATTATAATGCTTGCCGTTATTGCGGTTGGAGGAACACATGCACAAATTTATGACGGCATTACGCAGCCGACGCGGTTCCGGCTGTTTATGCCGGTTACTATATCGTTGCAGGACCATGGGATGAATATCTCCCCTTTTATTGGCTATCGGGCAGATATTGCCTCATGGCTTTCGCTTACTCCGGTTGTGCAGTATAACAGGGTTTCGGATGCTGTAACGGCTGGCGTGTGGGTAAATGTCAACTATCTAAAACGGTTTTACTTGCTTGCCCGGTCGATGTACAACATGAAGGTCGGATTATTCACAGAAACGTTGTCTGGTACCGTAAAACTACCGGTTGGATTTATGATTGATGCAACCTGGGACAATATGTATAACGGTCGATCCTTTTGTGATGGTGACCGTTTGCAGGTGGTTGGTGGATGGGATTATAGGCGAATAGTGGTTAATGCCGGATACTCGCTTCGTGCGTGGTCCGGCTTTGTAACAAATCTCAGGTTCAAGGTCACACAATATAATTGGCTGCAATTAAAGTACGATCAGGGCAATGAGTCGATCAGTGTATCAATGGCTTTACAATTCAATTGACTATGTTAGGGCAGAAGAAAAAAGTAACCAACGAACAATGGAAGGCATTATTCCGGAACATTGGCAACATTGTTTCTAAGGCAGAAATAGACAATGCAATTGATATCTGTGTTGAGGAACTGAAAGCTGCATCAAAGGGCAAACGGGTAGGTTTTGCCTGGTCCGGAGGGAAGGATAGTATTGCCTTATACTTTCTCTGTAAGGAAGCTGGTATTATCAACGGTGTATGGGGTAAAACTCAATTGGAGTATCCAGCCTTTGAACAGTGGTGCTATGCGAATAAGCCTGATGGTGTCCGGGTGTATGACATGGGTCTTAACCTTGTTTGGCTAAGTAAGCATCAAGGACTGTTGTTCCCGGCTAATGGGCCGACGGACGATAAATGGATGCCAATCACATACTGGAAGGCACAGCAACAGTTTTATGACAATGAGCGGCTGGATATGTTGGTATTGGGACGCAGGCTGAAAGACGGTAATTTTTGCGGAAAGAATAAGTTCCATGTCTCGAAATCGAAGGTGTCATATAATCCGATGGCGTTCTGGTCCCATGAATATGTTCTGGCTCTAATCCACTACTATCATTTGCCGCTGCCGCCAATCTATCAATGGCCGGAAGGTTGGGTATATGGTACGCATGAGTGGGCCAGAAGGAATTTAAAGCACCACACTGTTAATGAGGTTTGGGGTGCAATTTATCAAATAGACAAATCAATAGTATGTAATGCCGCAGGGTATATCCCGTCGGCACGTAATTTTTTAATAACTAAATAAGACAAAGTATGAAAGGAAAGTTAGAGAGCAAGAGAGTGCTGTTGTCTACATTGAAAGAGTTCCCAGGTAATCCGAATGTGCATCCGGAGGAACAGGTTAAGGCAATAGCTAAAAGTATGGAACGGTACGGGCAGTATTACCCTATTGTTGTTGATGAGAATTACCAGGTTCTTTGCGGGCATGGCAAGAAAAAGGCACTGGAATACATGGGAGCGAAGGAAGCCGATGTAACAGTTATCAAAGGGTTATCTGATAAGCAGAAAAAGAAATTGCTGCTTGAAGATAATAAGATACAGGATATGTCCTTTGTCAACTATGGAGACGTAGAACGAATGATAAAGGAAATTGGCGATACCGATATTATCGGTTACACACCGGAGTATCTGGACGCAATTATCAACGAGGTAAGTCCGGACAACATGGGGGTAAACTTTGCGGAACCTGCAAAACGGGAAGATGCGTTTACACCGGAGAAGGAAGCTGCCGACACCAAAGAGGTAACAGATATTGAAGCCGGGATGCAACAGGCTCATACGATGGTTTGTCCTCACTGTGGGAAGGAAATAACGCTTTAATTGTAGTGTCATGGATAAGAATGTAGATTTATTCAAACCGCTTCGAGAAATTCAGTTTGTGGACAGGGACCGGGTTAAGCCTAATAGCTATAACCCTAATATGGTGCAGGAGAAAAACTTAAAGTTGCTTATGCAGAGTATCTTAACAAATGGATTCTGTTTCCCTATTGTTGTTCGTCCGGACTTTACAATTATCGACGGATATCATCGCTGGCTTATCAGTGGACGGGAACCGTTAAAGACAATGCTCGGAAATAAAATTCCGATTGTAATTGTGGCACATAATGATGAAAGTCAAGATATGTATGGTACGGTTACATTTAACCGTGCTCGTGGTACTCATTTACTTGCGCCAATGGAAAACATTGTGAAAACGCTGCTTGATAAAGGCAAAAGTGTAGATGAGATTTCTAAGGAGATCGGGATGAGTCGGGAAGAGATATTCCGGCTCTCTAATATTGACAGGGAGCAGTTTTTGAAACTTGTCACATCTCGGGAACAACGGTTTAGCAAAGCTCAAATAATTAGAAGGCACACTTGATATGTTTGTTAAAGAGTTGAACATAAATGTGATTGAGGCGGCAGAACGTAGAATTCTGGAAGCCTTCAATAAGAATAAAGTTCTTGCCGTCAGCTTTTCTGGCGGCAAAGACTCTATCTGTATGTGTGATGTCCTGATTAAGACAATGCGCAAGTATGGTATTCCTTTTAGTCGAATAATGGTTGTATTCTTCGACGAAGAGGCAATTTATCCGGACGTGGAAGCTATTGCAATGGAATGGCGTTCTCGCTTTTTGGCATTGGGAGCTAAGTTCTACTGGTTTTGCTTACCGATCAAGCATTTTAATTGCTGCAACAGGCTAGAGAACGACGAAAGTTTTATCTGCTGGGAGCCTGGCAAGGAAAGCGTGTGGGTGAGACCTATGCCTAAGTTCGCCATCCGTAATCATTCTATGTTTCGCATGGGAATGAGTTATCAGACCTTTGGAAAGAAGATATTCCAGAGTGTTCCGCCCATGGTAGGTTTGCGCGTTGCTGAGTCAATCCAGCGCCGACAGTCCATAGCATCCATCAAGACTTCAAAGTTCTTCTATCCAATATATGACTGGCGGGATAATGATGTATGGCTGTATATAAAGCTGAATAACTTGAATATTCCTATGACTTACATCTACCTGTATAAGACAGGTGTTCCGCTGAATAAGTTGAGGATAAGCCAGTTTTTCAGCATTGACACGATCAAGACGCTTCCGAAGGTGATGGAGTTTTACCCTGATTTATATGAGAGGATTATACGCAGGGAACCGAACGCAGACCTGGTAATGCTTTATTGGGACACTGATATGTTCCGGAGTTCCCGGCAAGACAAGAAATTTGAACTTGATAAGGACAAAGATTATCGCGTCATACTTCGGGAAGCAATGAAGAATGCTACTCTGCATCCTGATATGTATCCCGGTTACAAATTGGCAAAGAAACTTTATTCAATCATGAGCGGTAAAGAGTCCCCTAAAACCTGTCACAAAATTTATCAAATGCTGATAGCTGGGGACCCCAAAAAGCGCACGTATAGGTCATTGATAGGTGATATTTATAGAGATAAGGGAGGAGGTGTATAATGCCTAAACATGAGGAAGATGTACAGAGAGATAAGGAACGGTTACTTATATCATTGAAAGATTGTAGCGGAATAGTAACGTTTGCTTGTGAAAAGGTAAAGCTTTCACGGCAGACGTTTTACCGTTGGTATAGGGATGATGCCGAATTTAAAGAACGGGTTGATGCAATAAATGAGTTGCAGATAGATGTTGCCGAAGCGTCCTTGCTGAAAAAGATACAGAAAGGTGATACAACGGCAATTATTTTCTATCTCAAAACAAAAGGCAAAGATCGGGGATATTCGGAACGTAGAGAAATATCCATACCTGGTGGTGTTAGTGTTGATGTAAAAAACGATTTCGACGTTTCGAAACTTTCGGATGAGGAAAGAAAAGTGTTGTTGAAAATAGCTGAAAAGCAAGATAAGAAAGCGAAAGAGTGAGTTTGGTTGAGGCGGAAATATTGAAGATGGCAAGGGCTGTACAGGCAGATGAGTGCAAGCAGTCTTTTTTCTATTTCATGCAGACGTTCTGGGGTGTTATAATACCGGAAACTCCGGTGTTTAACTGGCATATCGAATACCTGTGTAACGAACTGCAAAAGCTGTCATATTACATTGTCAATCGTTTGCCAAAGCCCTATGACGTAATCATCAATATTCCGCCTGGCTCGACTAAAACAACTCTGGTAACAATTATGTGGCCTGCCTGGTTGTGGACGCAGGACCAGACAATAAGGATTATCTCAAACTCTTATTCGGGTGACTTATCCCTTGAACATGCTTCAAAGTCGAAGGATATTATAACCAGTGACTTATACAGGGAACTTTTCCCAGAAATCATGATACGTCGTGACAAATCCGGCAAAGGGAGTTATGAGAACACAAAGAAGGGGGCAAGATATTCGACGTCAACCGGCGGTACAATTACAGGTAAGCATGCGCATGTGATTATCAATGATGACCCGGTAAACCCGAAACAGGCAGAGTCGGACCCATTACGTTTACAGGCAAATGAGCATACGAAAACCCTGTCATCTCGTAAGGTCGATAAAAAGAATACTCCCATGGTTACCATCATGCAACGTCTGCATGACGATGATGTGACCGGCTATCTGCTGAAAAAGAAAGGAGATAAGATACGACATATTTGTCTTCCGGCAGAAGTCTCACCTCGTGTTAACCCTCCGGAACTGAAAGAACGGTACATTGATGGACTACTTGACCCTATCCGTATCGACCGGGAAGTAATCGCGGAGGCAAAGGTAGACCTGGGGTCCCGCCAGTTTGCTGGGCAGTATGAGCAATCTCCGGTTGTTGAAGGTGGTAACATTGTGAAATCTTCGTGGTTCGGTCATATATCGCTGGCCCAATTCCTCGCTGTCCGGGGTGGAGCACCGATACATTTTTTTGTTGATACAGCCTATGATGAGAAGAAGCAAAAGACGGACAATGACCCATCCGGCATATTGGCGGCATGCCGGATACAAAACTATATGTTCATCTTTCATGCGCAAAAAGTCTGGAAAGAATTTCCTGATTTGATGCGTTTTATCCCGGAATATGTACGGGCACATGGTTATGATGATAGGTCCACAATACGGATAGAACCTAAAGCGAACGGCAAGTCTGTTGTCCAGCAAGCCCGTAAAGCTACAAAATTGAATGTAACAGAAACTCCGTCACCGGCAGATAGCAAGTCTGTTCGTTTAAAAACAAGGTCTCCAAAAATCGAGTGCGGCCGGGTTATTTTGGTTGAAGGTGACTGGAATGAGGAATTTGTAACAGAGGTTAGCCAATTTCCGGCAGCCACACATGATGAATATGTAGATATTTTGGTATATGCAATAGATTATCTGTTAGATGATGATGCTAGCAATCTATCGGATGATGATGAAAAAGAGATTATAAGTGTCTTTGGTTGTTGAATTTAAAGTGATGTTGATATGAGTTTAGTTAATTGGGTTGTCAATGGTTTTAATGCGGCTGTAGGTCGCAACCAAAATTTTGAACAGTTATTAAAGGCTAAAGATATAGGCCGGGCTATTTTGCAAATGACTGATAATTCAGGGAAAGCGGAAAAGGCTTTGAAGGTTTATGATACCATGCAACATGAGGTGATGTCAAGGCCGGACAAGGCTATATTTGGCAAAAAGGATGAAGTGACGGGAAAGCGTTCTTTTCTTAGGTTTGATAAACGCTGGAAGATTCCAGTGCCGTATCCGGTGTATATAAATGAGATTGCCCTTGTTTTCCTCTTTGGCCGTCCCTTAAAATGGAAACAGGCATCTGAGGGAACAGACAGGGCTTTTTCTGCTTTTCTCGAAGTGCTTAAATCTACCAGGTTCAATGCTAAAATCAGGGAGGCAAAACGTTTAGCCGGGGCAGAAACAGTAAGTGCAATGCTGTTCCATACTTTCCGGAATGATGAAGGAAAAGCGGACGTATTGATTAAGGTACTAGCAAAGAGTTTAGGAGATGATATTTATTATCGCAAAGACCAATTCGGACGTCTGATTGATTTTGCCCGTGGTTATTGTTTGCAGGAAGTAGGCGGAGAAATCCAGTATTATGTTGACATATATACGAAAAAGATACTTTATCACTGCAAGCGCAGTACAATGGGCTGGGACGTTGAGGAAGAAGTAAATATTACTGGTAAACTACCTTTAATACTATTCGAGCAGGAACCGGAATGTGCAGGTGTTGAACCGATGATTAACCGGAAAGAATGGACTATAAGCCGGACGGCTGATGTTAACGATCGCTTTTCGGACCCGGCACTTGTGGCGGATGCTTCTATTATTAACTCACTTCCAGAGCAGGGAGAAACAAGCAAGTTGTTCATCCTCAAAGCAAATGGGGATGGTTCAAAAAAGCCGGAAATCAAATATCTTACATGGGATAACGCACCGGACTCTAAAAAGCTAGAAAGTGATGAACTGGACGAAAAGATATTGCGCTTCTCTTTTACTCCTAAGATTGATTTTGATGCAACGAAGGGGCTTTCTCAAATCTCCGCTAAGGCACTTAAACAGTTGATGCTTCTCGCGGATATAAAGGCTTCAAAACACAAAGAGAGGTACGATGAGTATGCAGATCGTATTGCCAGCCTGGTTACAACTATTATCGGTAACGTATTGGATATTTCGCTTAAAGGCGAATGTTCCCGCCTGGTAATAGAACATGAGTTTCAGGAACCGTTCGGGGAGGATATCGAGGCTCTTATCAACAATATGGTGAAGATGTACAACGCTGGGGGAATGTCTCAGGAGACTCTTATAGAGATGAACCCGCTTATTAAGGATAATCAAGCTGAAAAGGATCGTATCCAGAGAGAACATGAGGCTAGCCTTGCGGAGGAGAAGGAACGTAATAAAATGGACACTTTTGGAATGGCTGAATGATGGGACAGACAAGTGGTAAACTTCCGGTACTAGTTGATTGCCGGAATTGTAAGCATAGCGGTAAAAATGGCGATCACATGATCTTCTGTAATAAGGTAGGTCATTATAGGTCATGGGGAAATAGGGTATGTTCCATATTCGAGAAAAAGTAGGTTATGGCTAAGTTTGACGAGGAAAAGATAAGGAAAGAGCTGTTTGACCGGACGGAAAGCTATGCGGCCGGGGTGCGGTCGATTTATCTGGACGTCATGCGGAGGCTTATCTCGTTAGCGTTGGAGATAGAGCCGGATTATGATCCGGAAAGGGCTTTTACCTTTTCCGACTATCCGATGATATCTGATCGGGCGAATGCGTTGTTGCGGGAACTTTATAGCCGGCTTTATCAGCAAGTACAATACGGAATAAAGAACGAATGGGAACAGGCTAATATCAAAGCGGATGAGCTTGTAATGTCTATATTCGGGGCGAACGCTATTTCGGATAAACGTTTCGCTATGTACTTCAACCGGAATAAAAAGGCTATGGACGCTTTCTTTTCCCAGACGAGGCAGGATGGTGGCCTAAACCTATCACAACGTATATGGAAATATGAGGGCCAGTTCCGGCAAGATATGGAACTGGCTATCGATTGTTATCTGGGGCAAGGTATGTCGGCTAACAGGATGGCCACCTTGGTCAAGGGGTTTTTGCAAGATCCCGATAGGCTGTATCGTCGTGTGCGTAATAGGCGGGGAGAATTGGTTCTGTCGAAGAATGCTAAATCGTATCATCCTGGTCCCGGCCAATACCGTAGCAGTTACCGAAACGCCCAGCGTTTCACCCGTTCCGAGACCAATATAGCTTACCGAACAGCGGATTTTGAGCGGTGGGCGCAATTGGATTTTGTTGTCGGTATCGAGATACGGGTGTCTGATAACCACCCGGAGAGGGATATATGCGATGATTTGGCCGGACGGTATCCGAAGGGTTTCAAGTTTGTCGGCTGGCACCCGAATTGCCGATGCCATGCGGTCGCTATACTCGCATCGGATGATGAGATATCGACGTTAACGGATATGATATTGATGGGTGAGGATATTTCGAAGTTCCAGTCAAAGGTAGAGGTGAAAAGACCTCCGAAGGCTTTCGTCATGTGGATACATAAAAATCGGGAACGCATAAACGATGCGGTTTCGTTGCCGTATTTCGTTAGGGATAATTCTAAATACTTACAGTTGCATTCGTAGACAGGGAGTCCACGAATGCAACTTGTGGTTACTCGATATAACCACACCTTTTTAATCTCAATGTTTCTTTATTTATCATCATGTCGATCAAGTCTTGATCAAACATCGACGGTAAAACACTCCATGCGGGGTGTGATCTGGATACGGGATAGCCATTGCACACTTTTGAATGGTTTATTTTCTCTGGATCATCCCATTCTCTTCTTGCGATATTCCATCTATAAGCATAAGCGGGGGCTCCTTCCCATTTTATTTCAGCGATTGATATGGAATGGGGTCCTCCATCGAAAACGACACTGATCAGTCGTAAATAATCCCTTGGGGATGTTACTGTTTTTGGGTCTACGTATAACATATTATTCTTATTTTATTGTTAATACTGTCACAAAGGTAGATTGAAGAAAGTGAAAAGTCAATATTGCAGAAAAAGAAAGAAAGGGCGTTCTTCCGAACCGCCCTTTCTTTCTTAAGGAATTGAGGCCTTTTAAAACCGCCTTTTTTATTCGGACTTCTCCTTGCAACGTAAAAGTCCCAGCCGTATGGTGCATTTTTCATTACTGTACGGCTCTATCTCAAGGTGAAATTTCGACTTTAAATAACCGTAAGATATTCCTACTTGTTCGGGGGAGAAAGTGTCGTAAATCGCTGCCTGTGAACCGAAGTAGAAATGTCTCTCCGGTTTCCCATCGATATCGATCGGTGAAACGAACTCAACATGGTATACTTTCCTAATTTGTTTCATGGTTGTATATCTAGTTCTTTGTTTGTTAGTAAAAAATAGATCCTTTGCAATTGATGTAAATACTTGACTTCGAATTTAATATTATTTATCAATATAAATTCGTCACACATTGCGAACATTAAGTCTACAGTTACTGATGATTCAAGTTTTGAGACAAACTCAAAATGAGGAATGTCAATTTTTACAGGGTTTATATCTACACAAGACACCATGGCATTGGATTGTAATCCAGAGAATTTTACGAAGTTCTCATTGTGGCTGAATGATTTTGTTGACGATATCTGTTTGTATTCACCCCTATATTCAATCCAGCATCCTTTTATTAACTCATTTATACTTATCATAAAGTGTTGTTCTTTTAATACTGCAAAAGTAATTTAATTCTGTAAATAGATCCCGTCGAAGTCATCCCAAATTTTGGAGCCTGGAATAAAGCACATTAGCCACTCTTCTTCCGTAAGGCTGTTTGACTCGTGAACCAGTACTCCATTGAAGTATAACTGATATCGTTTCTTCATGATTTTTATTGATTAATCAGGTATTGTTGCGAATCTTTCATCCCATTGAATTTCATTTCCGCAGTTTTTTTGAGGAAACGAAATACAGCTCTACCTTTTCTTACTCCATCAACTAATCGAGTGTAGAGTATCTCAAAACTTCCTTTTTTCAGAGGAATACCATCTTTATTTTCTGTAAGATCTTTCTTTCTAAACTCTACGCCGTTACTTTTCCAGTCCTCTTTTTCGTTTAAGGCCTTAAAGTCAATCCAGCATCTTATCGCTAATTCTTCGTTTGCCTTTAATACTGATGTTTTTAGATTGTTTGTTGCCATTGCTTTAATATTTTTGTTGTTAATTAATCGAATAAATTGAGTTGAACCGGCTGGCTCTTTTTCGGGGGAATTATTGGGGCCGGTTCGGAAGGAGGGATTTCCTGCTTTTTTTTGATATTCGGCTTTCATCCCTTGCCAATTCTTCCATACATACGACTCTTCTTTTTCTATGTTTCTTACATGGGGTATTCCGTAGTATTCACTAAGAGGGTTGTTAAGTCCCTCGTTCACCTTCCATCCGTAAAACCAACTATCCGGATCAAGTGAGTTGTGCCATATCACTTCTCCTACTGCCCCATGGCAGATAAAGTTACAAACAGTCATCATGCAGCATGTTTTGTCTATATCCTCTGCGCAAAGGTAGTTCCCGAGGTGCTTAACGTGGAATGCTAGTAGGTTACGGCCGCTTCCGCATGTAGGATCTGAGCATATATCGGTGGATTTTTTTTCTCCGTTGTCGCTGATAGCTACCATTAAATCACATATTCCAGGTGGTGTGAAAAATTGTGCCCGGCCGCTTTGCCTTCCGGCGGATGCTATACATGACATATATAAATCGCCGAAAGCGTCGTACCATTCATGAAGGACTATCTGTTTATCCATTACCATTATCCACTCTTGTAACAATTCAAAGAAAAACAGATTCTCTTCCTTCTTGTATTTCCAGTTATCGATGGGCTTCCCATCAAGGGAGAAAGCCCATATGATATAACGGAGGAAGTCGTCAAAGACTTGGTCGATATTATATCCTTTCCGATAGCTGAAATCATTAAGTCTTTTTTCAAGCTCCCGGACCTCCGCCGGGGCTTCATAGCTGGAGGCCATATCGTCTAATCTTCAAGTTTGTATTTATTGAACTCATCATCCGGCATTGTCCGGACATAGTAATAAGAGTCGAACCAACCATAGCCCATTGAGAAGCGATCTGGGCGGTTGTTTTTACGTTGCACATGGTCCATCATCGCTTCTTCTTTCCGAATTTCTAAGAGAACAACGTGGTTGTCGGGGTGGTTAGCATGAAAAAATACCATTCCTTGCTCTAGCTCATGCCTGGGGATCGTTTTTAGTATCTCGCATGTAGAACCAACCCATGCGCAACAATCATCCCCATTGGGAGCTGTGAAATCGACTGCATTGTTCATTGGGTTGAAAATACCTTTGATTACACTTCCGGCCTTAATTCCGCTACGGTTTAATTCCCAGAGGAAGGATTCAGCGCAACCTTCACCTTTTACGTTTTTTATTACTACTGTGACCGAATGTTTCTCGTTTGTCTCTTCCGGTTTTACGTAAGCAGCAACGACTTCTTCATTATCCTCTCTTTTGGTAATGATGAAACTTCCGTCCTCACTTTCGGTAATCATGATCTAGTTCTTGTCATTGTTGATGACTAATACTTTTGCCTCAATGGCTTGTCCTTTAATAATAGCTTTCATAATCAATGTAGCATTTATGGGCGGATAACCGCCCGGTTGTTTAATTCCAATCTAATAATTCCGTGACTTCGCTGTTTAAGTAACCGATCTGGCCGGCATCAGCAATATAGACTTTACTTTCGTCTTGTGTTTGGACGATCTCTTCCCCTATCCTGTATTCAAGTGGGTATCTCGGTTGGAAAGCGAAGCGAACCTCTGCATTAGGGTTCATTTCCTCTAACTGTGGAATTAATTCTTTTACTGTCATAATTGTGTTGTGTTAAAAATGAGTTCTATTAAACTCTTATATTGTCATGCAAATATATATCATATAATTGATATATGAAAGGTTTTTGTGTTTTATTTAGCTGTTGAATAGATTTGTATATGTTAAAATTGTTTTTAGATGCATCTTCATTAACAAATTAAAGAAGGTTTAATAGACTACAATGGTTATTTTTACCGCAAAAACAGATTGTTAGGTTATGAAAAAGAAACTTTTAGAAGCGTTGAAAACCAAATTTGTGGGTATAGACGAAGCAATTCTTGACCGGATTGCAACAAAAAAAGCGGAAGGATTGACGGATGAAAGTAAGATTACGGCCCTTGTGGACGGCATCACTATTCAATACGTTATTCAATCGTACGGGGACTACCGGGCTAATGAAGCAAACGTTTCCTCTGTAAACAATTACGAGGAAAAGTACGGATTGAAGGACGGGAAACCTGTAGAAAAAGGTGGGGACGGAAACGGAAGCGGAACAGGGAAGGAAGGTAAAAAAACTTACACTGCTGATGAATTGGATAGCTATCTCAATACCAAACTGGAAGAGAAATGGAAACCTTATCAGCAGGAAATTGAAACCTATAAAGCCGAAAAAGCGAAGTCGGAACGCCAAACACTTATAACCAGCAAGGCTAAAGAGCTGGGTTTGACAGATAGCGACATGGAGTTTGTGACGGTACCGGAAGACAAAGACGTTTCCGAGTTTTTGACAGGTTACAAGCAATCTCTCATTAATCGCGGGTTGAAACCGGCAGAGTCCGAAGGGGCGCAGGTCGGAGACGAACAGGTTCAGAATGCTGTAGCAGATGATTGGTTGGGTAGTCTCACTGTTTCCCAATAGTTTAACTTTTAATTAATTGACAAGATGAAGTTTAGAAAAAAATTCTTCGGTGGCACGCGACCTATTTATACGGGTTCTCCTGCTATTGGTGTTGTTGGCGGCTTCACTCTGGACAAATCAAAAATCAACATTCCTGTTGGTGCGATTATTCCGGCTGGTTCTCTGGCGCAATATGATGAAGCAACTCGTAAATCGGTAGTGCTGAAAGCTTCGCGTATTATGGCTATTGACGTTACAGACGCAAAGAAAGTTTCTTTGGAGTCAGACGAATTTGTAACTCCGATTTTCGTTGTAGGGGACAGCGTATTAGCGAATGAAGCAACAGGTGATTTTGAAAATGCACCTACGATTGTCAAGGTTACGGATGATTCAAAAGGCTTTGTCGTTGAATTATCGGCTGCAATTGCAGGGCTTAAAGTTGGTGATGCTTTGTTCCAGGTTGTTGCTGGTGTAGCAGAGGGGGAAGGTAAAGCCCCGGCAGTATTACTTACGGATGCCCCACAGGGATTGTCTATGAAATCAGGTAATCCATTGGGTACCGAAGTGTTACCGGATGAAACGACCTTTGACATTTCTGTCGATTCAAAGAACGGAATGTATTACGAACGTCGTATTCCGCCTATTCCGGCCAGTCTCAAAAATGGTATTCTGTTGAAAACCAATCCGAATATCAAGTTTACACAATCCTATTAAAAACAGGTGATTAGATGAAATCTATTTTTTCAACATTTAAGGTAAACGACGCAAAGACTGGAAAACCGATTGATTTGATCGGTACCATGCAGATTGCGTTTGATAAGGCTTCCCTTTCCAAAAAAACGATGTGGGAAGAAATGTATGTAGATAAATGGTTTGAATACAGACCCGCGCAGTTAGGTTTGACCGCAGAAGGTATCATGGGTAAATACCATGTTCGTATTCGTGCATCCATTATCGGTAATAATGCTGATACTCCGCTTCGTCCGGGCAGAGGCTTTGAACTCTGGTCAGGTAAAATTCCACGCATGGGGCACAAGTTTATGACGGATGCCGACACATTGCGTACCCTGTTACAAGTGTACGAAAACAATCGTATCAATCCTGCTCAGAAGCTGAATGAAATCAAGAAATGCATGTTTGGTGATTACAAAGATGCTTACTTGGGTTGTAAGGACGTTGTGGATGAAATCATTTTGAAAGCCCTGTCTAATGGCGGTGTAGCTATCTTTGACCCGGCTATTGACAATCCAGACGGCATCAAGTATATGGTTGAATATGATATGCCGGCTGAAAATAAAAAGCTGGTTAAGGCTGGTGAAGAGTGGACCGAAGCTAACATTAATAACACATCTATTGATGTTGCCTCACTTTTGCAGAAGATTGTATATGATTACTTACAGAAAGGTGTTGTTTTTGATAAAATATTGATGGCTCCTGATATTAAGTATTGGATGATGCGTAGTGTAGGTTTACGTACCGGTTACCTGGGTAAAGACAAGAATACCCGTTCCTTGACTGAAGATGAGTTCTCTGCTTATCTGAAATCAATGAAAATTCCGACGATTGAAGAAATCAACCGTAGAACCGCTTATCAGAAAGACGGTAAACCGACAAACATTAATCCGTGGAATGACAATGTTATTTCCTTCATTCCGAAAACGGAAGATGGAAAGCTGGGTGAAGTTCAGCCGGCATTCGAAGATAATGCAATCCTTCCGGACCCGAATGTGCAGTACACAGACGCAGGGGAAGGTATTCGTATCGCAAAATGGACAACCGGTGAATCAACCGGCGATCAGGCTGCCGAATGGACCCAAGGAACGTGGCGTGCTGTACCTATCATTTCTTGTATCAATGGCGTTGTTAATTTACAGGTTAGAAATCTCGACAAACCTTTTGCCGAAGATGCCACAACCGTGAATTACAATCCTGTAAGTGAAATTCCATCTGTATAATTTGTAAAAGTGATTGCTATGAAAATTGCAGCATTGAAAGAATTTAACGATAAGGAAACACAGGTGGTTTATCATCGTGGCGATGTTATTTCCCATTTTTCAGACGAACGTGTAGCTACTGCCGTCGGCCTTGGTTTGGCTATGGTTTTGAATGAAAAAGAGGTAAAAAACAGTTCAGGCGTTACCGGATTGTCTGGTAAGACGGATACTACGCAAACCGCCAAAACGGAAACGGTACAGACTACTAAAGTTGAGGGAACCGATCAGGCAGTAAAAACAGAACCGACGGGGCAGACTGTAAAAAGTGATGTTGATTTTACTTTGACAGACATTGATATGAGCTTGCAGTGGCAGAAGGTTATTGCTCTCATTAAAGTGTTCGGAGACATAGAAAAGTTGAACGGTTATCTGGCTGACGAAAATAAGTCAGAAAAGCCCCGTGTGTCTGTTATTGCAGCTTTGGAAAGCCGTATTTCGGAACTTTCAAAAAAAGAGGAATAAGGCTGTATGAAAAATTCGGAAGTGTTCATAGCTAAATGTTTGCATTATAATCCGACGTCGGTTATTGTGTGTGATGCCCTTGATGATGTAGGCTTAATGCCGGATGATGAGTGTAAGGACAAACGTGTTGTGGTGAAGGCTGTTTTAGGTTATCTGTCGGGTGTTCTTTCCCTTTCTTCGGAGAAAGAAGTTGATTGTGCGAATACTTATGATCGTGAAGGTCTTGAAACGTACATCAAGATGTTATGCAGACAGTTTAACTATGACGCTTCCGCTTTTTTAGATAATAATTCAACTGAAATTGAGGACGGTTCAGACCGTTGGTAGTATGTGGTACAATGACAAAATAGAGTTGTATGTAGATGGCTCCGGCTCCGGTCATGATGAGAATTTTAATCCGGTTATCCCGGAAAAGGTTCCTGTCGATTTAGGTCGGTGCAAAATACATGGTAATCCAACAGCCAAAAAGGTTCGGTCTGCAGACGGTGTAGATTACGTGTATAGCTATCAGGTTGTCATTGAAACCATACCTTCTATATTCCCGAAATTGGGTGATAAGGTTCGAATAACGAAGTCAGACGGTAGTATCTCCGACTTGGAGATGACCGTTGCCGGTTTCGGTACAATGAAAGGTAAAGCAAGTGTTTTGCTATGAAATTTCAGAGAACAGGTGATTGGAAAAATGTACCGTTGATTTTGGAACGGCAGCTAAAACGTGTTGAGGAAGCTATCGTATTTAACTTTTTAGTAATTGGCGAGAACTGTGTCATCCATGCGCGCGATAATGGCGAGTATAAGGACCAGACAGGCAATCTCAGGAACTCTATTGGTTATGTGATTGCTTACAATGGGGAAATCTTAGAATGGGGCTTTAAATACTCTTCTGGAATATCAAATAAGGGGGAGTTCTTAGCTAAGTATAAGATAAACGAAATGCTTGCCGGCGATACAGGTTATTCTTTGATTATTGTAGCAGGTATGAGTTACGCCCGTGATGTTGAGAACAGAGGTAAAAATGTTTTATCGGGTACCGAAGGTTATCTGAAAAAAGAAGTGAGAGCAAAGATGAAACGTATTCTTTCTAAAGCTGGGTTAAAATGAGAGGGCAGGAAGCGATAACGATAATATGCAAGATGCTGGCGGCCGCTAATCTGGGTGTCAGAATTTTTAAGAATAACCGGGAGAGTAATTTCCTCGGTAAGGAATATATCGTAGTTAATCATCTTCCTTTTTCCTTGGAACCGGGTTTGCAGGAAGGATATGCAAACATTAATATTCACGTGAAAGATGCAGATACCGGAGAGCCGGATAGTGCAAGGATTGATGAAATTTCAACTTGTATTATCCCCTTATTCAAAGAAACAGAAGATGCAGAGTGTAACCAATATACAAAACGAAATGGTGCTGAATTTGCCCTTTATGATGACTCTTTTTCGGATGATGATGATAATACTCATTATCAGAATTTTAAAATTAAAGTAACGTATTACAATTAAAAATCAATGATATGTCAAAAACTGCGGTATATGGTATTGAATACCTCAAATTAGCTGCTGCGATTGAAAGCGGGGAAACCGCTGGTGCTTATCCGGATTTTGATACGGTGGCTAACATTTTCAAGGTGGTAGCTATTCCTAAAGACTCTTTTTCCCATAATGATCAGGCACCTGGTGATAACGATATTGAAGTAGAGGACATGGATACGCTCTATGCTTCGCTTCCTTCGGATACCGGTAGTGAAGGTTTTACGGTTCAAACGTATGATATGGGAGAGAATGCCTATAAGTATCTAATGGGGTATGTTAAAAATGGAGAATGGAATGAGGAAACGGTCGGATTCCAATTGCCCAACCAAGCAGTGGAACTAAAGACCAAAGAATTCCAAGATTTCCCTGCTCGTATTTTCCAGTGGGCTAAGATGAAAGTGAAAGTGACAAAGACCGGTACGATCGGTAAGTCCGGATTCCCGAATTTCAACCTTGAGTTCAAGAAGGTCGCTAACCTTGATAAGACAGGGAAGGAGATCAGCGGAGCACGTAATAAAATTTATACTGCTCCTGCTCCCGAAGTATGATGTTGAGCCGAAAGGTATGTGTGCATAATCGTGTGGTAATGTTGTTTTGCCCCGGTCAATACGGGCCGGGGCATTTTAATTTTAGTGAAGATGAAGAAAGTTAATGAAGAAAGTGTTCAAGGGCGTACAGTTGAGGCATTTGCGGAACGTCCTATAATTGTGTTTTTTGGTTGTATCCCGTTTTTAATCAAGCCAATCACTCTTACTCAGATTTGGGAAATCGGGAATGTCGTTAAGGATATGACCCCGATTGAAAAAGAGAAGGTTGAAAATATAATCAGTGATGTTGCGGCAGTTCTTTCTTATTCAAATGAGGGGGCAAGCATTGCTGATATTGTTGTGTTATTCATGTTTCGTAGCACTTGGGGGCGCTGGCTGTTTGGCAACTTTGTAAAGAAAAGATTAACCGTCAAGAAGCACAAAAAGATACAGAATTTCATGGCTCGTTCTATGGACCCCGCTTTTTTTTTAAGCACTATCATTTTCCTAAGAGGGATAACAGAGCTGACAAAACCGACGAATACAGCCGAAGTGATAGCCCCTGGTCCACAATCAGCGGAGTGATGAAGTACTACCGTATGAGCTATATTGAGGTTACTCAAAAAAGGTCATACTTAACTATCCAGCTATTGAATGCTGCTATACCTGGTTCAAAACCGGTAGAAAGTGATGATGATAACGCAAAGAAAGAACCGGAGAAAAAAATTCATGCAAATGAATATTTCGCCCAATTTATGTAGTATATGGATACCCAGGGAACGATAGGCATTAAAGCCACGTTGGATATTTCCGAAATGCAACGGAACGTCCAAAAGTATGTTCAGAACATAAATATGATGCAAGATCATACGGACGTTGCCAGCCAGTCCGTTGCTAAGTCTTTTTCCCGGATGCAAGCTGCCGGGGCTGCATTTCTTTCGCTTAACTTAGCTAAGCGTTTGGCTTCGGAAATGGTTTCAGTTTATGGAACTTTCCAACAGCTTGAAATAAAGTTCACATCTATGTTGCATAGCGGGGAAAAAGCTAAAAAATTGATGGGTGAACTTGTTGATTTTGCTGCTAATACACCGTTTGATTTGAAGGGCGTTTCCCAATCGGCAACACAACTTGTCGCTTACGGGACCGCTGCCGATGGCGTTATAGACCGTCTTACCCGTCTTGGTAATATAGCTGCTGGATTAAGTCAGCCAATAGGTGATTTGGTTTATCTCTATGGAACCAGCATGACGCAAGGTCGATTAATGACAGAAGATTTGAATCAGTTTGCTGGGCGTGGTGTGCCAATTTTCTCTGAACTTGCCAAAGTGATGGGAGTAAATAAGGAAGAAATTAAAGATTTGGCATCCGAAGGCAAAATTAGTTTCTCCTATCTTGAACAGGTTGTCGAAAATCTTACGAACAAAGGTGGAATGTTCTACAATCTCATGGAAGAACAATCTAAATCCGTTACAGGTAAAATATCCAATCTGGGTGATACTATTGATACAATATTTAATGACCTTGGTAAATCTAATGACGTATTTATCAACGGTGCTTTGGATGGTGCAAACTATTTGGCAGAACACTATAAAGAGGTCGGTTCTGCTCTTGGTGTCCTTATTAGTTTGTATGGCATTCACAAAACGGCTCTGATTGCTCATGCTGCTGCATATAAAGCCGCAGGAACGGCAGAAAGAGCCGCTATGATAAAAGCAGAGGCAGAAGCGTTGAAGGGGCTTGAAACCGAAGAATTAAAGGCAAAACTTACAAAGCAGGGATTGAAGGTTGGTTCTGACGATTATGTTGCTGCATTGAAATCAGAAATAGTAGCCGAAAAGGAACGGCAAACTCAAATTGCTACAACTGCAAATGCAGAGTTGGCGGTTGCGAAGGATAGGCTTGTTTTGGCTGAACAGACGAAAGCCCAGGCTTTACAGAATGTGCAACAGAAAAAGGAAGAACTTGCAGCTGTGATATCGCAGGCACAAGCTGAAAAAACGGCTTCCCTGGAAAAGAAAATGTCACTGGAAAGTGAAAAACAAAGTAGGGCTGCCCTTCGTGTAGTAAAATTGCAGGAAGAAAAAGACTCTGCTATTGCCGAAGCCCGACATTTGAAAGAAATTTCCGCAAGAGAGGAAAAAATTTCCGCTAAGAATAGGGAAATTGCTGTTATTGACAAGAAAATTGCTGCGGCTAAAGTAGAAGAGATTCAGCATTCCAAAAATGTAGTCGCTTTGCGTAAAGATATTGCAGCAGTAGAAGGTAATACAACTTCCAAGAAAATAGAAAAGCTGCAAACACAATTGAATACTGCTGAACAGAAATTGAATTCGGCAGAAATAAGTCGTAATACTGCTGTTAGGGAAATTAATTCAAAACAGATGGTCATAAATACAGCAACAAAGAAAGCGGGAACTTTACAAACCGGATTGGAAACAGCCAGTATATCTGCAAATACGGCAGCTAAATCATTGGGGGCAAAAGCTACTTCCTTGCTTACTATTGCGACATCAAAGTTGAATGCTGTTATTGCAGCTAATGCTTGGACAATTGCATTAGCCGGAATAGTCGCTTTGGGTTATGGAGTGTACAAATTGATAACTTATCAAACAGAGGCTGAAAAGTGGCAAGGTAAATTGAATGATCGTTTCCGAGAATTCAATAGTGAGGTATCTACGGAACAGACGGAAATTGACCGTTTGTTTGGCAAACTCGATGCTGCGACAAGGGGTACAAAAGAATATGATGATGCAAAGAAGTCTATACTTGACAAGTATGGTGAATATCTTCGGGGGCTTGGTGATGAAATTGAGCAGTTAACTAATGTGGAAGCGGCCTATAAAGCGGTAAGTGCGGCTGCAAGACAATCGGCTATTGATCGAGCCGTGGCTGATGCGAAAGGGGTTGCTTCTGACACTTATAAAGAGAATTCAACAAAACATTTGGAACAGTTAGAGAAAGCCATCCGGAATAAGATAAAAAACGAACGGGATGCTTCTGCTCTTTATTCTACCATTGTGTATGATATTCAGAAAAATGGTACTTTGTCTGATGTGGTCGATAATATTGTTAGGTCCTTTTCGAAGAATGTATATAAACGTGGAGTTGATGGTATAGAGCGGTTGTCAAAAGTAGATAATCCTATTCGTGATGCTGTTGAAGCACTTAAAAAAGATAATGAACTTTTGAATTCGGCTTTTTCTGATATTGATCAGAAATTTGGTAAAGCGAGTGTTGATTACCTGTCTATGACCTCTGAGCAAATAAAAAAGGTTATAGCTGATTATGAATCAGAAATAAAAGCAGGTCGTGAAACTGTACAGATTACAATTGATTTATCTAAAGCTCGTGAAGCATTAATAGAGGTTGAAAAACAAGAAAATAAAAAAGCTGAAACTGTAGCAGAAAGGAAGGTTCGATGGGCGAAAGAATTGGCTGATGCCGACGTGAAGCTAAATAAATTAAAGGCAGATAATTCTATTGCTACTCAAAAAGAGATTGAAGAACAACAAAAGGTTGTTGATAAACTAAAAAAGAATCTTGAAATAGATGACAAATCTGTCAATTCAAAGGAGAAAAAGCAGGAAGCCGCTAACCGTTTGAAAGTTGAAAGTGCAGAACGTTTGCAACAACTGAATGAACAACTGCAACAAGAAAGGGACGCGGCTGTACAGGCCGAATTGGATATAGCCCAGGCGAAAATTGATGCCATGAAGGAGGGACATTTGAAACAGCAGGCTCAAATAGAACTCAATTTCCGGAAAGCAAAGGCGGAAAACGAACGTCGTACCAATGAATATATAAAAAGCCAGCAAAAGATCGAACAGTTGGCTTTTGAAAAGGAGCATCCTGATTATAAGAATAAGGGGCTTGTCTTTGAGCCAAAGACAAAAACAAAAGTAGACCTTTCTAAAGAGAAACAGGATACTCTTGCAGCCTACGATAATGCGGCCGCAGATGCCCGGAGGAAAGCGGAAGTTACTTTGTTCAAGTCATTGACCGAAGAGTACCAGAGCTATACCGATCAGCGCCTTGCAATTGAAAAGAAATTTAACGATGATTTATCCGCTCTGAGAACGGAACGTAGTAAGTATCAGAATAACGGAGATACGGCTAAGGTAGCGCAGATTGACCGGTCGATAGCAGAAGCGACTAAAAACAAAGGAAAATCTTTGATGGGGCTTGACTTTGAACAATTGAAGCAAACTCCGGAATATGTGCGCGCATTTGAGAATTTGAAAAATACTTCCTCGGAAACTCTTAGTTCCCTGCTTTCTCAATTGGAGAACGCAAAGCAGACCGCCGCCAGAGTCTTAAACCCGGAAGATTTGCGGGAATATACGAGTACTATCCAATCTATCATGGATGAATTAGATAGCCGTAACCCGTTCAAGGCATTGCTCGATAAAAAGAAGGAGTTGGAGGAAGTCGGTGAAGAATTGAAGAGGGCTAAAGAACAACTTTATTATGTTCAAGCCGGTGGAAAGATCGTTACAGGTATCAAGAGTACGAATTTCAATAAAGATACCGGTGCAATAGAGGTTGAAAATGAATATATGTCTGTTGCTAAAGCTATTGAAATATATCGCAAAGCACAAGACAAAGCGGCTAAGGGCAGTAATGAATTTCAGAAAGCGGAAGAAGAGGTTGCAGATGTAGTTGATAAGCTATTTTCTTCAATAAAAGATGTTGGCGATACGATAGGGGGAACCTCCGGCGAAGTTCTTTCTTTCATAGGCGATATAGGTCTATTTGTTACGAGTTCGATTAATGCGTGGGAGACTGCTTCACAAGCAGGTTCAAAGGCAGTACAGGCAGTTGAGAAGGCTTCTGTGATTCTGGCTGTTATATCAACCGTTATTCAGTTGATGCAGAAGCTATCTTCTTTGACAAAATCTGCTTATGAGCAATACGAGGCTTATGCGGAAAAGGTCAAGGAAATTAATACGTTGAAAGATGCTGTAAATGAATATACTATTGCTGTTCTTGAAGCGAAGCAAGCGGAAGAAGAATGGTTTTCGGATAAGAACTTGAATAGTCTACGCAATTATAGAGAACTGAACGAAAAGGTAACGGATGCCTATTACGGAAAGTTGTTTGAAGATCAGGCAACATATCAGAATAAAAAAGGCGGCGGCTGGCTGACTGGTGGGCTGAATGGTATAATGAATTGGCTTTCTCCATTGGGGTGGTCAGGAGTGTGGCAAAAGTGGACTAATCAAAATTATAAAGAGGGCACAACTGCTGCAATCAATAATCTTCGTATTGAAACAAGGAAAAAGAGCAATGGTTTTCTAGGTACCGGTATTGGTGCAAAGTCTCAAAAAACAGAAGACCTGGCTACCTGGATTAAAAACCAGCCTGAATTCAAAGGTGCAGATTTATTCGATGACAAGGGATTAATCGATAAAGAATTAGCAAAGCAAGTTGTTGAAAAGTACGGTGATAAGCTTGTAGGGGAGACAAAAGATACCATAGAGGCTCTCATTGAACTTCGCGATAAGTACGATGAGTATATGGAGCAGTTACACGATTATGTTAGTTCCTTATACGATCCTCTGGTAGGCAATTTCGTTGATAGTCTTTGGGATTGGCTGGATACCGGAAAAGATGCTTTGGACTCTTTCAAGAGTTATGCGTCATCAACCTTTAGGGATATTGTTTCGGACATGATGAAAACGATAGTGCTTGAAAAGGTTATAGGGAACTTTGATGATGATATTGCCGCTTTGTACGATAAATATGCTTCTGGTGATATATCTCAAACCGATTTAATGAAAATGGTCGCGGAGCGTACCGGAGAGTTAGTGAGTAACTATGAAAGTAATATCCCGTTGTTGGAAAACATACTTAATACTGTCAATGGCTATTTTAAAGATGCCGGGATAGACTTGAAAAAACAGGATGATTCAACTCGATCAGCCGTTGAACAAGGCATACAAGGTGTATCACAGGATAGTATCTCAGAAATGAACGGGAGGCTTACTGCAACAACTATGTTCCTTTCTGATATTCTAAAGGCTGTACAGACTCAGACGGAAGCAACTGGCAATATGAGCCTCATTGTGTCCGATATGAAAGCTATGTCCGTACAGGTGAATGAGAACTTACGGATAATCAGGGATAATATAGTTGTCATGATAGGGCATTTATCGAATATTGATGCAAACACATCAAAGCTGATCGATATTCAAGAAGATATGTGTAAGGTCCGTAAGGGAATAGAGAGAATGAATGATAATGGTGTAAGAATGTTGTAGTTATGAATAGAGTTTGTTTAGTTGATGGAGTTGATATTTTTAAACGTTATGGGGCAAAAGTTACCCGTAATGGGTATAATGATTTATTGACATTTCCCCCGCTGGTAACACCGGATAGTACAAGCTGGCCGGAAGAGGATGGGGTGGAAGTTGATTTGATGGACCCGAAGCTGGACGTAAAAGAAGTATCAATATCTTTTGTTGCCGATGAGGGAAACAATTTTGTCAATTTTTTGTGCCAGCCAGGTTATCATGTTTGGTCTATGGGATTGGGGCGTGAATGGCGTTTGCGTATCAATACCCAGTCCAATAATAAATTGATAGATACGACATCTGTTTTTACGTTGAAGTTTATAGATGACTTTCCAATGCGGGCAAGTGATTATATTTCTGGTCCCGGATGCGGAGTTGTCATACCGAAATGCAACTATGAGATGGATGGCGTTTCGTGGCGTGATTACGGTATTATCGTCAAGAAGGGTAATAGAGATGAAGTCTTGAAATCTTCGGCCGTAAAACAGAATTTGTCTCAAAAGATACGGACAAAAGACGGGCAGTTTTATGATGTTGACCAGGTCGTATTTGAGGCAAAAGACGTTACATTCGATTTATATATGTGTGCCGAAAATCTTGAACGGTTTTGGCAGTGTTATGATGCGTTCTTTAATGATTTGATTCAACCGGACGAACGCATTCTCTATGCAGGATATACCGACGAAGAATATCCATGTTATTACAAAAAGTCCTCTAATTTCAAAGTATTGACATTGTCAGATAAGGTCATGGTTGAATTTAGTTTAACCCTTGTATTTACTTCGTTCCGGGTGAATGAAACTGAATATATCCTAGCATCGGAAGATGACGAACGTATTGTGTGTGAGGAAGATGGTGAAACTTGTATTGATTTGGGAATAGCTTATGATTAAGAAAAAGAAAATCAGTGAATTGCCATTGGCGCAGTCCCTTGTTGGCTTGTTTACAATTGGTGTTGATGCTGCTAACAGGAGCGTAAAGGTAAGTCTTGAATTTATCAAGACTGCTTATGATAATGTAGTTAAGGCAACACAGGATGCTATTAACGCTACGAAATCTGCTAATGCAGCGGCTAGTAACGCTAATACGGCAAAACTCACAGCAGAGGGAGCGGCGGCAAAGGCTACAACTGCGGCAGCGAATGCAATCACTGCCACAAATGAAACTAAAGACGCAACCGGCAAAGCAATCCTTGCTGCTGACGCTGCCGATAAGGCTGCCGATAGTGCTATCAAGGCCCATGATGGATTAGAGAAGATAAAGGACGATGCAGAGAAGGCTACCGAAGAAGCAGACAAGGCAGCGAAGTTTGCCAATGAAAAAGGAGTGTATGCCAATACACAGGGGAACCAGGCTAAAACTCAGGCAGACCGTGCGAAACAATATGCCGATCATCAACCATATATGGGAGAAAATGGCAATTGGTGGAAATGGGATGAAGAAAAGGGGGCGTATATTGATACCGGAATCCTTGCTAAAGGAGGTGTGATATATCCTACTTTTTCTATTGATGAGAAAGACATGGGGCTTTATATGAGTTTCGATGATGAGGTGAGTCCGAACCTTATAAAGTTCGACCAGTCTTCCGGGGAGCTCTACTTGAATGTTGGATAATCAAATAATGCAGGTTTATGACTAAGATTTTGTTAGGAAAAATATCTTTTACGGATGCCGGTACCTATACTGCCGGGACAACATTCGATCGCTTTGATTTTATTACGACGGATGATAGTTGTTATCTATCCATCAAGGATGATAATGTAGGTCATGCTTTGACTGATACTGCCTGGTGGAAGTGTATTGCCCGTGGAACGCAAGCCACGGAAGCGGCAAGGATAGCCTTGCAGGAGGCTAATAAGGCGATTGAAGCTACCAGGAATGCCGTATCTGCCGCAAGTCTGGCAAACATTAAAGCGTTGGAAGCTGAGAAACAGGCCGAAATTGCGCAAGCGGCAGGAGGGGATGCCCGGACAGCCACCGAAGAAGCGGAGAATATTATATCTGAGGGAAGGGCCCAGATTGCATCAATGAAAGCGGCTGAACAATCATTAATGAGCCAGGCCTTACTTGCTCCTACAAGGATGGAATTGAAGTATGTAAAGCGTATCACATTAGGTAATACGGTAGCTCAAAAGATAGCAGTAAGTCTTTTTCCGGCTTACGTCCTTCCGAATGTGATATTTCAACAGGCATTTTATTCCGGAGACGCTATTTATGTTGACCCTTTCGGTAATTTGACTGTACGTAAGACGGGGAATGCAACAATACATGTTGTTCCCACTCAAAATACTTCGTTGGCTCAAACAATAGTGATTGAGGTTACGGCTCCGGTTTTTCGGAAAGCAGGAGCGGTTTTGAGATTATTATCAGGTAATAGAATAAGGAAAGTATAATTGTTTAATTTTTAAAATCAATTTTATGGCTTTAACAGAACAAGAAGAAACTAAAGTGAGATCAATAATCACGGCCTTTGATAACGGCAAAACGATTGCTCAATTACCGGTAGGGGATACGAACAATCCGTCTAAATATCTGATTGAGGGAGTATCGAAAGATACGGGGGAGTCTGTTCAAATCCCGTTTGCGGATGCCGTATCAATTGTAAACAAGCACATTGCGATTCGTCGTTGGAAACGATCCCTGAGTACGCCTGTCGGTGAGGCTTACGGTAATATCGATTTCTTACGTGAGTTACCCAGTATTTTAGGTTTGGGTTGCTACCTTGTATCTCTGGACCGCAGTCGGCGTAAACTGGACCCGACGAATCACCATCGTTTTGCGGACGGTTCCCCGGCTGCCCTTGATGGGACAATGGGTGATTACCTGTGGTGTTGGAATGCTCATTATTACGCGTGGTGGGTTGATTCGACTTATTATTATGAGGCAGTAAGTTTAACGCCCATACCAGGTCGGCAGAACTATTATATTCCTGCTGGTGGAACGTCAGCTTTGGGGGCTGGTGTAATTGACCGTACGACAAATACGTTAGTCTCCGTCGTAAGTAATGACGCAAAGTATCGTGGCGGAAATAATGATGCAAACAAGGATGATAAATATAACACTTTTCTCGGAAAGGTTGCAACGAATTTGCCGGCTGCTACATTTGGGTCCTATGCACGGAAAAAGGGACAGGGCTGGGAAGCCGGCTGGTATGTGGCAAATGCCGTTGTAGGGTATCTCTATCGTATTATCATGGGTACAAGACATGCTCAATCAGCTTTCAACCCGAACAAAGATGCAAACGGGTTGTATCAGGGTGGTACGGGTGTTGGTGTAACTGATGCTGCCGGTTGGTGGAATACCGACTTTGGTTATTATCCTTTTTTATCGACATCTGCCGGTATAGAATTGGGTGACGCTGTCGGTGTAAGTGATTATGATGTTATTGGTGCGGATGGTACGAAAAAGCAAACAATGCATATACCCTGCTTTTTCGGCTTGAAAAACTTCTATGGTCATATAGGATTGATAGAACGCGGTGCTTTAATGAATAAGTTATCAGATGGTAGTGCAGACTACTATGTGGCTCCATCTCTTTATTCAGAGTTCAATATCAATTCTATTGATGGGTTGATAAAAGCGGCTAAAGTCCCGGCGAACTCTCCGGCCGGATGGAAGTATATCACGGAGATGAGTATGCAAAATCTTTGTTGTGCTCCTACCGTGGCAACCGGGACATCAGAAACTTATTACGCTGACGGTTGGTATAACGATAATGCAACTTCCGGCCTTCGCTGTCCGTTCCGTCGTGGTAATGCGAACAACGGTGCTAATGCTGGCTTAGCGTACCTTCATGGTA